GGATGTTTTTCGGGGCATTGAATACTATCCATTTTTGCTAATACCATCCAATATAAAAAGATAATACACCTTAGCAATTCACATCTCGCACATAGGCACGACTAGGAATACCTCCACGAATCCAGCCATTTGCAGCAACTTCTTCAACAAGATGTTTCGGTGCTTGGACGTTTTCACGGACTGTTTTAATAAGAGGTTCAAAGACGCCATCAAACCCTTTCTCCGTAATTGTCCCACATTCCTTTCCTTGACGAACTTGTTCAGAATGAAGTAACATAGATTCAACATCGGAATTACCACGACCTGTTCCCATAAATGGCACGGATAAGAAAGGACGTGCCTGCGCACGTATGAGACAACGATTATTCTTAAATTCGGCCTGATTTCTCAAAACAGATTCGGCATCTATCTCGGCATTATTTGCGCCAAACCCTTCTCTTGGATATACTTGTAGACTTTGAACGGAAAGCGGATTTACTTTCTTAGCATCGGGAACAAGATTTGTCATGCTGTATTTTCCAGGACTTACTGACTGAGAATAGTAAGAAGCTATGCCACAAGAATCATCCCTTGTATGAGTTAAACGGTTGATATCCATTCTCTTCTTCTTCTGTTAAATATATTAGAAGAATGGCACGTTCCATTTCTAGCAAATTTTGTGATTGTATTAAGAAAGTGCGTAAAACGGTGAAAACTCGTAAAAATTCTACAAAAGAAAAAGCGGCGATAGGAATTTGTGTAAAAAGTGTTCTACAAACCCGGGGTAGAACATTGAAACGATTCAAATGTAAACCCAAGGAAACCCTTTTAACACAATTTTTTAAAAAACCTAAGAATTCAACCAAGGTATAACAGCTCCATTTGTTCCTCCATAACATGCCTCATAATTTCCTTCTTTACATGTCTTTCCAGGAATCTTGTATAACCAGTCTCGAAAAGAACTTTGGTCATTTGGAATTGTTGTATTTGGTTGCGTTATAAACATACGCTGACTCTGTGTCTTACCAAATACATCTGTTGGATCACTGTACCATTGTGTACGAAACATGGCATCCAGTGCCACCTTTGATTCGGGGGATGAAATATTGGGTGCGGCCTCGCGAGTTGGAGCATATTTGTAATCATCAATCGTTACATTCTGAAAAGGATTTGCGGCAGTCGTTTTAGTTGCTAAAGGTTCTATTTCTTTTGTCTTTAAGAGTGGCAATTCTTCATCAGAGTCTTCGCCTACAAAGCCTTCTTCTACTGGTTTCTTTTCTCCTTTCTTTTGATATGATCTCATTGTCAGAAAGGTTGGTGTTAAACCAATCGTCGCGAGCAAGCCAAATAATAATGCCATCCAACTCTTATTCAAAAAAGAACCTAACAATAGTCCAGACACTATTGCTAAGAGATACACAAGAACAACGCGATTTACCATTTCACTCATACAAGTTCCATCATAGTTGAACGATTTGAAAATAAATCTAGGATCTTCCCAAACATATGGATGACATAAATGAAGAGACATCTCTTCTATCTGAAACAGACTTCGGAGTTATTTCTTTTCAGCATCTTTCTTTCTTTGTTCTAATTTCTTGCGAAGGCGTTGTTGGACAATAGAAAGACGACCACCAGCATGTGTATCATTAGGATGTTCTTGCTTACCTTTGGCGACATTCCCAAATGTCTGGCGAAAGGATTCCATAAGACTGACAAAACTAGGATTTTCGCTGAATGTCTTCATTAATTCTTCGGCCTCTGCCACTAACTCTTGTGGCTTGAGAGAACCGGATTGTATCTTTTTCTGTATTTTCTTAGCAAGTTTCTGAATAATTCCTTGCAATGCTTGGGGATTCTTTGTTAGCAAATTCGTAATCATATGGAGTGCCTTAGAGGGGTCATTTCCAGCCTGTTTCATCTCTTCAGGGTCAATACCCAAATCACGAATATCTATCTCCTTAACAATATCTTCAGCAAGACGAGCAATTTGTCCTTTCAGGAACTTTTCAGGTAAGGAAGGAAATCCATCAAATCCTCCCTTTCCAAATAAGGCGGCAAACTTCTCAGATAATCCAGAAAAATCAAATCCTTCCATTTTGTCTTTCATATCATTCATCATGTCTTTCGCCCAATCAGACGTCCATCCACTCGCTGGTAAATCACCGGATGTTCCTGACTCAATGAGAAATGTAAATGATAAAACGGTCATATATTCTTGGATTGCTTTCCTCGTCTTATCCGATAAATCACACCATATACTTGATGTTATTACAACACCAGGTAAGACTGAACCAGGGCAAGCATGTATATTTCGTTTCGGAGAACAGGAAGGTAACACTAATTCTTTGAATTGTGATTTTCTATTGGCAGGAGAAAGAATAAGAGCCCCATCGATCATAATGCCTAATTCGGGGCATGCAGTTTTCAATTCGCGTCCGAACTCTTCGTATTTTGTGTTAAAGAGGTCGTCATCGGTAGACATGTTTCTTCTACGTAGCTTGTTTATTTGCCCTTAGATGGAAACCCGCGTCTGGTTGGTTGGGCGGTTGCCTTCCATTTATTTCGTGGATGCTTTCTCAGCAAGTAGAACAAGGACTTTCAAATATTTCCAAATAGCTTGACGATTTTGGTCTGACAAGGTTGGCCAGTGTTTATCGAAAATCATAAGTGCTGGTGAAATTTCATTAAATTGTGTATTAATTGATTGCTTGGCAAAAGCAATAACGGTCTCTTCGTCTTCTTTTAGTATACTATCATGGAGAGGCTTTTGGACGTGTACTACAAATAAATCGAGGATAAGACGAGGGTTAATCTTCTTTGCACCTTGTAATCCTTCCAGAGCCGCTTTAATTTCCTTTTCTTCAGGAAATGTCTCAGACAATTCCTCAAAGAAATTAATAAGTTTGGAATTAAACGTCCCTAGCATAGTTGCCATCTGAACTATATTTTTAACAAACCTTTAGATTCATTTTTACTGACGCACCTGGGGCTGACGTATTCCTACATCGCGAGATTGCTTGTATAAATCCAGTTGATCATCAAGAAGTTGTTCTTTCTTTGTCTTACGACCGCCGGCTGCAGCGCTGCCGCTGCTACCGCCGCCACCATTTAATTGGCTTTGTCTATCTCCCGTTGATGCAACTCCGTTGAGAAATCCGAATGTGCCAGGAATAGAAGAGCCTCCATTTCCTCCCGTACTTGTATCAGAATCTACGAAACTATATCCAGAATCTCCCATTCCTCCCATTTCATTTCCAATCCATGATTCAGGCTCACCACCAAGAGCAGAAGGTGCTGCCGATGGGGCGTTCTGTTTCTTTTGAGGCTTCTCCATCATTTTACGCTCATATAACCAATTCATTACTTCTGTATCCGTTTTAATAGGGTCTTTATCGCCATTAATTACAAGTGTGGGAACTTGTTTTAACCATGATGGAAGAGGAGGGCGATTAGGACTGGCATCAACACATATAAATTCAAAATCACGAATCCATGCCGTTTTTGATAATTCCTCAATAAATGCTTTGGACCATTTATCTTTATTGCTGTAAAAACATATATTCTTTGTGCCATTCATAGACATTCCTACTCTTTCTAACGCTTAGACAGTCAAAATCAATATATTCTGAAACGCAGAGGAAACAAGAGAGACAGGGGAAATAAGAGAAACAGGGGAAATAAGAGAAACAGGGGAATACAAGGGAATATATGCCAAGGTTTAAAATTGAAAGGCCGGAGATAATTAGAACAAAGTCCCTTACAATGACAAGTATATTTCAAGAGGTAAATCAAGTTGATTCGAAGACACTTACATTTCGTCTAAGTCCTACGACGGTTACATATGCTAATTCACTGCGACGTGCTGTTCAGACAGAAGTGTCTATTCTTGGATTTCGTGCCGATATGAAAGAGGACGGCAGTACATCAGATGTGAAAGTCATTAAGAACAGCACTCCGATGTCAAATGAAATGTTGGCAGATCGTATTGGACTTCTGCCAATTGCTATGAACGGATCTGGATGGGAGAAAGAGAGTGTTTTATTCAAACTCCATGTTGTGAATGATACAGATGAGGTGCGACTCGTGACTGCTTCTGATTTTGAGTGTATGGAGAATCAGCCGACGAGTGAAGGGCGTGTTCGTGTGCCGAATACTCGTTTCTTTCATCCTGATCCAGTCACTGGTGATACTGCACTTATTGCAGTATTGAAGCCGAAGATAGACGGGCAGGATGCAGAGGAAATTCATTTGGAGGCATTTGCTACTTTGGGGAAGGGTCGTGAGCATACGCGATTCAATCCTGTAGCACAATGTGCGTATGCTTATACACGCGATGATACACCTGCACGAGTCTTGGAGCTTTGGCAAACGTGGCTTCGCCAACAGAAGAAGTTAGATCCGACAGAGATTGAAAAGGATGCTGAGAAAAAGGAGGTCTTAGAGCGTGAATTTCGCAGTTTGGAGATTTATCGGTGTTTTAAGGTGGATGAGGATGGTGAGCCATATAGTTACGATTTCACAGTGGAGACGATTGGAACTCTCGGTGTGAATAGAATTATCTTGGACGCTTTGAAAGGGCTTGTGAACTTGTGTAAAAAGTATGATACGATGGATAAACAAGTTCCTGAGAATGTGGATATTCGCCCTGCCGATGCTCGTATGAAAGGATTCGATTTCTGGTTTACTGGCGAAGACCATACACTTGGAAATCTTCTACAGACTTGGATTGATGCCAATAAGGTGGGTGGTGAAATTACATTCATTGGATATAAAGTTCCTCATCCTTTGCGAGATGAGATGGTTCTCCGAATTGCTGTTGAGGATGGATCTGAGGCAACGGCTCGTCTTTGTATAACAGAGGCCGCAACGGCTTTGGCCGAGATGTTCATGCAATGGGGTTCTCAATGGCAGGTGGCGAGTCAAGAAGCTGGAATTGCGACGCCTGAAGCAAAGGGAGAGGCGAAGAAGGTGTGGGATGCTTATGCAGAGGGTAAGAGCAAGGTTCGCGGCGGTGGTGGAGGCGGTCCTAAGTAAAATATCACGCTAAAATAAAGAATGCGTAACTTATTAAAATATAAGCCAGTGAAACAAGTATTGTATATAGTGATCATTATTTTTTTGATATATTTTATATATTCTTTAATTTTGTATATGAAATTTTATTATAAGGTTCATAGTTCAAAATTATATGTTTCAAATACTTATACTCCATCAATAGTATTGGAAGAAGATTATAAAACAATAACATGGATGATTCATAAATATGTTCCAGACCATAATGCTGGTTCAGAATGGATGGCACATGCTATAAATAAATATCTAATTGAAAGTCAATCATATAACGTTAATGTATTAGTAAATAGTTCTTCAGTATATGAATTTGAAAGAGTTAATATTATAGAAGATATTAATAAAGAAAATCTTGAATCAACTATAACACATTCTTCTGTTTTATTAACACATCATACAATGATGTCATCTGCTGTATATACGGGAATGAAAGCAAAACGCCCAATTGTTATTTTAATGCATGATCCTGATCAAAAACCATATTTACAAGAGTATGTACGAATTTCTTCAAAGAATATATATTTATTAAATAACAGCTATTGGCTCAAGGAATACTATTCTCAGTTCAATTTACCCTCAATTGTCGTATATCCTCCAGTCTATTGGAAGGAGTATAATGTGGAAACTACGTGTGAGTATGTCACACTGATTAATTTGAACGCAAATAAGGGAGGTCATATTCTTTATAAAATTGCTAAAGCTATGCCTGATATTCAATTCCTCGGTGTCGCGGGAAGTTATAATAATCAAATTATTAAGAAGGGACTACCTAATTTAACATATATGGAGAATACATCTTATATTCAAAGTATATATGCCAAGACTGATATTCTTCTTGTACCTTCGAGGGAAGAATCTTGGGGTCGTGTTGCCGTTGAGGCAATGTCAAGCGGAATCCCTGTGATTGCACATCCTACACCTGGACTTTTAGAAAGTTGTGGATCGGCTGGAATTTTCTGTGACCGCAATGATACTGCAGCATGGGTGCGAGAAATTCGCAGCCTTAAAGAAGATAAGGCATTGCGTGAAAAGGTTTCTGAGAAATGTCTAGAAAGAGCTAAGGAACTCGATCCGAAAAAACAACTTGATGAAATGGCGACATGGTTATCCAATATAAAGTGGAGGGATTAATTACTAGGCTGTAATTAAATACTTAGCATATACAAATACTCCAAGAATAACAAGAATATTCATAATGGTTACTTTTTTATTATATACGGTAGATTCTTGTATAAATCCTTCTAAGGATTTTTCCGAGTGCATAAATTGCGAAAGGACGGTGGTAGATTTAGAAAATGCCGCAGAATAATCACCTTCTTGATTTGTAAGATCACTCTTACCAGCTCTCTGTGTAGCAATATGTGGCGAAGTACATATAAGCCTTATAGAAGGCCCATTTCTAAACAACATATCTATTACTACATTTCCATTGCTTATAACATCTATCAATTTATCATAAGAAGAACTCGGGTATAAACAAAAATGTGTGGTATATCCTTTCATTTTGAATAATGG